TTCAACTTCAATCAAAACCGCAATTGAGGCTGATAAAACATTAAGCGGTGCTGTACAAACACTCAGGGTTGTGTCTGCAAGCCCTGGCACGATAACTTCCGCTAATATTGATTACCTAAGTTATCAATATTCAGTTGAATTGATAGGTTAAGAAAAGAGGAAAAATATGGCCATATTTATGGGTAATAAAGTTGCCGTGATCGTAGGTACAACTACCATTACTGATCATGTCAGCACTGTAAGCCTTACACGCGAAATTGATCAAGTAGAAATCACAGCCATGTCAGATAATATACAGAATATGATTGGCGGGGTTGAAAGACCTACACTGTCGCTGGAACTTTACAATGACTTTGCGGCTTCATCTGTGAACTCACTATTTGAAGATGCGTTGGGTACTAAACTGAATATCAAATTGATACCAGTTGCAGGAACGGTAACCGCTACCAATCCAAGTTACACAATGTCATGCTTGATTTCATCATGGACACCTGTAAATGGTGCTATTGATTCAGTAGCAAGTGTAAGCGTTTCAATTCCAGTAACAGCCTTAACAAAATCAACTAGCGCGTAACAGGAAAAGGGTGGGTCAATGCACAAAATTGAAATTGTTAAAAAAGATGGTAAGAAAATTAGTTATGATCTTACGCCGTCAGTAAAAGTGGCTTTTGAAGCCGAATTTAAAACAGGATGGCGTAAGAGATTAAGTGATTTACAAATGGAATCTGATTTATGGTGGTTTGCTTGGCGTTTAGAAAAAGATGCCGGCAAAACCGATCTTGCATTTGGTGATGATTACATAAATCAATTTTTAGATGTTGATTTGGTTTATGATCCAAAAAATGGATAGACCGACACGGCTCAATTTATGAAGTCGCTACCGTGTCGGTAGCAACCGGTATCAGCCCTAAAGATTTATTAGAAGTTGATCCAGCGATTTATTCAGCAATTAAAGCCATCTTACAAGAACGCTCATATAACAATAAGAAGGCAACAGTAAGGCGGAAATAATGCCAATAGCACCAAATAGGTCACTAACTTCCATCTATGTGGAAAACTTAGATCAACTATTGGCTACAATGAAAAAATTTGAACCTGAATTACATAAAGAATTTAGGCGTGAATTAACTAAATCAGTAAAGCCTGTTGCAAAACTAGCACAGAGTTTTGTTCCACAATCACCATTTCCAGGTTGGCGTGATGTTGAGCCAAATTATCCGGCACAATGGGGATGGGCTAACGACCAAGCCCATAGAGGTAGAACTATCGGCGAAAACAAAAGAAGCCGGTGGAAATGGTCACAAACTGAAGTTATACGCGGCATTAAAGTTAGTTCGGCTAAAACAAAAGTACAAAGAGTTAAAGGCACAACATTTTCAGTTACGGCTTTGGCCATAGTTAATAAATCAGTGCCAGGTATAATTTATGAATTAGCAGGTTTTGGTACTTCTAAATCAAGAAGTAGAACTAGGCGTGTTAGCCGAAATAGAAACGCTAGTGAATCATTTATTGGTAAATTGCAAGGTACGGCAAACGCGGCAGGTTACAATGAAAAAAGATTGATTTACAGGGCATCACAACAGTTAGGTGGCCAAGTAAATGATAATCTATACGGTGTGCTTAAAAAATATCTAGGCGAAAACTTTAGGGGTTAAAATGGCATTAAGTCAGTATGTAGCGATTAACTTCCTTACAAAGTTTGACAAAAAAGGATTAGAGCGCGCCACAAAAGAATTAAAAGGTTTTGACAAAGTAGTTGCAACTGGATCATTTAGATTGCGCGCTTTTGCTAAAGCCGGTGGTGTAGCGGCGGCGGCTGGATTAGCCATTTTTACTAAAAGATCAATATCGGCGGCTTTGGCGCAAGAGCGTTTAGATAAATCATTACAATTAACTTTATCTAGCATTGGACAAGGTGCATTAGCATCTGAGATAACTTCATTTATACAATCATTGCAGACTACTACCAATGTTACAGAAGATCAACTTGTACCGGCGTTTCAACAATTGGTTGCACAAACCGGTGATGTTCAATCATCCCAGGAATTATTAAAACTAGCCTTAGATGCCAGTGCTGGTACAGGTAAAGATTTAAGTACTGTTTTAGATGCAATCACCAAAGCGGCAATAGGAAACTACAAATCTATTGGCACACTTGGCATTGGTATAACAGCCGCAGAAGCCAAAACAATGGGTTTTGCCAAGACAATACAGTTATTGCAAAAATATGAAGGCGCGGCAGAACAATCAACATTGACACTTGATGGCCAAATGAAAGCATTTAGAATTAGTGCAGGTGAAGCAACCGAAACTTTAGGCACAGGATTCTTAAACGCTTATGCCATTATTTCGGGTGGACAACCTTTAATTAAAGATTTAGGCACAGACTTAGAAATTGCGGCTAGACAATTTAGCAATATTTTTGTAGGCATTGCCGCGACCACAAAAGAAAAAGGTTTAGGCGTTTATTTAGAATTGGCAAAAGTAGCGGTAGAGGGATTAGTTGGCGAAACTAGCACATTACAAAAATTGGAAAACACCGGGATAAAAGCATTAAGCACTGAAAAGCAAACTGCCAACGCACGCGAAGATCGTTTCAAAGCAACCAAAAAGATATTAACTTTTGATCAAATTATTGCTAACATACAGAAGAATATTTTGGCCACGGAAAAATTAAACACAAAAGAAAAACTTGCGCAACAACAATTAGAAAAGAAAAAGTCTGAATTGTCGGCAATGTTTGATATTGATCGCATCAATTTACAGGTCGCGTTGAGCCGTAAATTATCTACCGAAGATGAATTGCGTGTAAAAATACTACAAAAACTACAAGATGGTACAGCCGCGGCAGTTAATGAAGCCCAAAGATATGCTGATGTATTAAAAGTTATTGAAGATGGCGTAATATCAACTGAAGAAATAGAAATGTTGGCAAAAGAATGGGGTATTAGCACAACTGAAGTTGTATTGTATTTACAAAAACTGTTTATTGCTAATGAAGAATTACGCAAGATGTTGGCATTATTGCAACAGATTGCATCAATACAGTTAGGTGGCGCATCCGGCACTGCCCCAAAAATATTGGGCAATATTGACTACACAGTTCCTATTGGCACTGGCAAACCTGCATACGGTCAAGGTGTAGTGCCAACACAAATGTCTTATATGAATTTTGGCAATTTACCACAACTTGCAGATGGTGGCATTGTTAATCAACCAACTATTGCAATGATTGGTGAGGCAGGGGCAGAAGCGGTTGTGCCGTTAGATCGTATGGGCGGTTTTGGCACAACCGTAAATGTGAATGTGGCTGGATCGGTTATTTCAGAAGGTGAGTTGCAATCAGTAATTCAAGATGCTTTGTACAATTTAAATCGCGCAGGCGCGGTAACACAGTTAAGCAATTTGGGTAGATAATGCCGGCGGCAATATTTAAGGCAGAAATTGATTTTAGCGGTGGTGCAAGTTTTGATCCCGCTTTAGTTTTAGATGACCCGGCTACACCATTGGATTTTTCAGTATTAGGTACGGCGGCGGCAGATGTTGTAGATATTACAAATCTTGTAACTCAATGTTATATCCGCCGTGCATTTAATAGATCATCAGATGCTTTTACGGGCGGCACAGCAAGAATTGTGTTTGTAGATGAAACAGGTGAATACAACCCTGCCAATACATCATCTAGTTTGTACGGTAAAATTAAACCTATGCGTAAGATTCGCTTTACGGCAGATTATTTAGGCACATCATATAATTTAGGTTCTTTTTATATTCAAGAATGGAATTACCAAAGTCCTACTGGATTTGATCCGGCTTATGTAACTTTGGCTTGTGTAGATGGATTCCAATTATTAAATTTAACAACTTTGACAACAGTTGCAGATGGTACAGCCGGACAAACAACTGCACAAAGAATTACAAGTTTGTTGGATGCCGGAGATTGGCCAGGTGGTATGCGTGATATTTCTACAACCGCAACTACAACTGTACAGGCAGATGATGGCACATCACGATCATTATTATCTGCCTGCCAAGTTGTAGAAGCCACAGACCTGGGTGCTTTTTATATGGATGAGCGCGGATACGCAAAATTTATGTCACGCACAGACATTATTACAGCATCAGGTGGCACATCAACTGTATTTAGTGATGTACCGGGATCAGGCGATATTACTTACCAAGCCGTTGAATTTGATATTTCAGATTATCAAATGATCAATAAAGTAACGGTAACGCCAACAGGTTTAGCCGGGCAAACCGCAAGCGACACAGCAAGCATTGATGATTATTTTCAGCATAGCCGCGTAAGAAGCGGAATTATGCAAACAACCACAGATGCTTTAAATCAAGCACAAATGATAATTGCTTCAAGAAAAGAACAAGGCGTTGATATACAACTTAATTCATTAACCGTTGATGCCTTTGGCGAAGATGATCCTAGCCGGGTTGTGGCCGCTTTAAACCTAGACATGTTTTACCCAATCCAAGTTACACAAACCCTACCGGCTGGCAATGTGGTAACTGACAGCGTTATTGCCGGCCTTACCTATCAAATAACCCCTAAATCTTTTCTTGTAACTTTTACTTGCGCTCAACCCTTTGCATCAGGTTTATTGCTAAACTCTACCGTAGATGGAAGGCTTGATGAAGATTCTTTGGCTTATTAAGGAGTATAGATAAATGGCAACTTTTTCAGTTGGTCAGGTATTAACGGCGGCTCAGATGAACTCAATCGCCAATGTAACCGTTAGAGCAGTTACTAGCACATCAGATACTTTGGTGGTTACAGATGCCGACAATAAACTTATTACTTATTCAAACACTGGTACAACTACAATTACTATTCCACCTTTTAATACTGTTGCAATTACAACTGGATCAGTAATTAATTTAATCAAAATCGGTTCTACTGGAACTGTAAGTATTGTTCAAGGATCAGGTGTAACTATTGCATCAACTGGTACTACATCTACAAATCCAACAATTACAAAAACATTTGGTGCAGTATCTTGCATAAAAGTAAGCACTGATAGTTGGTATGTAATTGGTAGGGTTGCAGAGTAATAATGAATATTTTAGGAATATTAACTCAACCATCTGTCGCACCTGCTGTTGCCCCTTCAACTGTTGATTATTTAGTAGTTGCAGGCGGCGGTGGCGGTGGTGCTGTTGCTTCAAACAATACTAGAAATGGTGGCGGTGGTGGTGCTGGTGGTTTTAAGACAGCCGCATCTTTTGCCGTATCAACTGGCAGCCCAATTACAGTTACTGTTGGTGCAGGCGGAACTGGTGCTCCTGATTTTGGATCTTCTGGAACAAATGGATCTAATTCAGTTTTTTCTTCAATAACTTCAACTGGCGGTGGTTGTGGCGGCGGCGGTACTGGTGGCACTTTTGCTATTAATGGTAATAGTGGTGGCTCTGGTGGCGGTGGTCGTGGCGGAAGTACTAATGCAGGTAGTGCAGGTACAGTTGGTCAAGGCAATACCGGCGGTAGCGGTTCTGGCGATGGCGATGGTTATGGCGGTGGCGGTGGCGGTGGTGCTAATGCTGTTGGTTCTAATGGCAGTGGTTCTTCAGGTGGTGCAGGCGGCACAGGAACTTCTAATTCTTATTCAGGATCTGCTACAACTTACGCCGTTGGCGGTGCTGGTGGAAAATTGAGTGCTTCTAGTTCTAATGGAGCAGCCGGTAGTGATAATTCTGGTAATGGCGGTGGCGGTGGCAGTTCAGGAGAATCAAGTGGTGCAACAGGTGGTAATGGCGGATCTGGAATTGTAATTATTCGTTATGCAGACTCGTTTGCCGATGCAGTATCAACTACAGGATCACCAACTTATACAAAAACTGGTGGATATAAGATTTACAAATGGACTGGATCTGGGAGCGTAACCTTCTAATGGCACACTTTGCAGAAATTGATGAAAATAATGTAGTTAAAAGAGTTATTGTTGTTCACAATAACGAGTTATTAGATAATGGTGTTGAATCAGAATCTAAAGGAATTACATTTTGCGAATCATTATTTGGTGGTAAATGGGTTCAAACTTCATACAATAAAAACTTTAGATATAACTATGCTGGAAAAGGTCATTTGTATGATGAAATTAGAGATGCTTTTATTCCCCCAAAACCTTTTGATTCTTGGGTGTTAGATGAGGCTACTTGTCGTTGGGAAACGCCAACCCCAATGCCTACTGATGGAAAATTCTATACTTGGAATGAAGCAACAATTTCTTGGGTTGAAATAAAAATTTAATGTTGAAGTATGGCAGTAATTAAAGAACTCACTAGCCCTAATGGTTGGCCGGCTAGTGAGGATCGTAAAGCATTATCCATTGAAACTTTTGCAGTGCCAGGTACAAAGATTAAGTTTGCATGTGCTAAAGCCGTTGCACCAATTTTTGTAAGTTTTGCTAAAGATTTCCATGAATTAGTTGAGCCAATAGATGAAGGTCAATTAGATGATTGGGGTTATGCTTTTAGGCAGACCAGGGGATCAGATAGAATTTTGAGTAATCACGCATCCGGCACAGCCATTGACTTAA